CTGGAACTGCAGCACCACCGCCACCACCTCCAGTATTGACTGTTCCACTTCCAGCTGCAGCTGTGCTTGGTCTTGTACCACCGGCACCGCCACCTCCACTTCCTCCACTTGTTGCTCCTCCAGGGTAGTCATTTCCTCCACCACCACCGCCACCTCTCGCGACGGGAGTTGCTGTAATACAAGAAGTTAAACCTGCACCTCCATCACCACCTATACCTGGTGCGGGTACACCAGCAGAACCTACAGCTCCAGCTCCACCTCCACCACCTCCAGAACCTGGACCAGTGCCACCATCATTTCCTTGAGGGGGACTAACAGGAGGAGTATTACCACTTCCAGCAGTAGTGCCTGATTTAGCTCCACCGCCACTTCCACCACTTACAGCATTAAAAGGACCAGGTTCTGGACCTCTACCACCAGCTCCTCCACCTGCTGATGTGATTGTACTAAAAGTTGAACTATCTCCAGGATTACCACCGGTTGAAGTTGTTATTGCAGCACCACCTCCTCCAACTGTAATTGGATAAGGGGTTGCACTTACAGCTAAAGCACTTGCTCCTAAAGGAGCAGGTCCTGCAGTATAGCAACCACTTGCTGTTCCATCTGAAAATCTATAACCACCAGCACCGCCACCACCAGAAGCGTCCCAACCTCCGCCACCACCACCAGCAATTACTAAATAATCTGCTACGGCTAGTGGACCAGCTCCTGCTGAAACACAAAATGTTCCTGGTCCTGTAAAGGTATGTTGTTTATAATTTGTACAAACAATACAACCACCTGGAGTTGGTTGATTACCACCTGTTGCGGTAATATAAGCTGGAACTAGACCTACAGCATCGGCATCTGATCCTGTAACAGATTTCCAACCTCTTGTTGCATCTGCATAAACTAAAGTTACAGCAAGTCCTGCTGTGCTAATTGTATAATTAGCATTAACTCCATTAATTTTTTCTGAACCATTTGGGGCAATTATAATATTATTTGAATCTGCTGTTGAAGCATAATCTGAAACAGCTACAATACTCCCCACAGCTGCCGCTGGTAGATTAACTGTTATTTCACCTGATGTGGTATTAACGAAATATCCTGATCCAGTTACTGCTGTTACAGTTCCTGTTTTAATACTTGTATCCCAATCAACTGTTCCTGTTCTTCCGAAACCTGTTTGAGAAGCACCTGATGCTAAAGCTACTGTATCACCAGAAGCTCCAATTGTAACATCTGTTCCACACTTACTAACGATATTAGTGCCTGGTTGATTTTGTACGTTGTCTACTTTTATTGTTGATGCCATAATTTTTACCTATTGAAATTTGTACCTAATTATTACTATACCAGATCCACCAGCATTAGTTCCTCCAGAAGGGGCTCCTGTTGATCCGTGACCACCACCTCCACCACCAGTATTGGTTGCACCGCTAGTACTAGCCACACCAGATTTATTTCCTATACCACCACCACCGGTTCCACCTGAGAATGGCCCAGCACTTGGAGCACCCGATGAAGCACCACCACCTCCACCAAAATTACCAGAAGGGGATCCATTAGCTGTTCCAAATACAGGTCCGGCATCTATACCAGCACCTCCATCTCCTGTTGGACTTGATGCGACTGGTGTTGAACTTTCTCCTGCAACCGTAAAACCTCCACCGCCTGCTCCAACTGATGGACTGTTTCCTGTTCCTCCAGGATTACCTTGAGCCGGACTTACAGGGGGTGTATTTCCTGCTCCTCCACAACCACCAGCTTCTCCTCCGCCACCACCAGAACCTCCAGCTCCACCATCATCTGTTGCATCATTTCCACCGGCGCCACCGGCAGCTGTAAAACAAAGACCTGAAGATACATCGCCTGAAGTTCCTGCTGTTCCATTGGGAACATTTGTACTACAAGCTCCGCCACCACCTACTACTATTGGATAACCTGTTACTGCAACTGTTTTTCCTGGAGCAATTAAACTTGCTGGACTTAAAGGAGATGGTTGAGTAACTGTTCCAATTCTTACTCCGCCTGCTCCACCGCCACCAACTCCACCACCATTATTTTTTCCTCCACCTGCTGCACCACCAGCTACTATCATATAATCAACCGCATCTGATCCTGCTGGATTACCAGCGTCTGATACACAAAAAGTTCCTGGATTTACAAATGTTGCAGTTTTATAATCACCTGAGGTAGTTAAAGTATTACAAGTTCCACTAACAGTTGCTGTAATATAACTTGGATTTTCTGGAACTTGTGAAAAATCATCACTATGAACAGATCGCCAACCAACTGTTGAATCCACATATACCAAAGTTAGCCCTTGACCCTCTGTTGATAGTGTAAGAGCCATTCCTGCATCTCCACCATTTATTTTCTCAGAACCATTTGGATCAATCGTTAAATTATCTGTATCAAATGTATTATTATAATCTTGTACTGACACTATTGAACCAGCAGCTCCTGCTGGTAAGTCAACTTCAAAAGCACCAGCTGTTGTATTACAGAAATAACCTTCTCCATTAACTGCAGTAAATGTAGCCGTCTTTGGAGTTGTCTGCCAATCAACGGTCCCTGTTCTTCCGAATCCTGTTTGACTAGCACCGCTTCCTAAAGCTACTGTATCTCCTGAACCACCAACTGTTAAAGTTGTTCCGCATTGTGGTTCAATTGTATTTACTTCTATTTTACTCATTAAACTACTACCAACGTTCCTGTTATTGTGATTGTTGCCGGAATAGAAATTGGACCGGCTAAGACACCGCTCTCAATTGTTTGAGTTACACTTAATGTGCCTGCTTGATTATTTATAAAATCGTTAGGGCTTGTGCCCCCTCCGATATATTGGATTCCATTTATTGTTGCAGTCATAATTCCTCCTAAGAACTAATTGTATCAATGTAGGATGTAACTGTATCAAGTGAACTTGCTGTATCACTTACTGCATACAAAACATCACCACTTTTTAAAACAATTTTTGCTCCGCCTTGGATTAATTCAATCGCTGAATTCGGTGGAATACTTACATTTTTTGCGATGTAATAATTAGTTGCTGTATTAGTAATATAAACGTCAACTAAAATAGTTGTTGCTACAATATTACAACATCTAATTCCTATTACTGCATCATAATCGCCTGCAGTTATAAGAGTTGCAGCCCCCGTTCCTGTTGCGCTTGCTAGATCGTTTCTAAAATTTTGTGCCATAATTTTTTCCTATAATGCGACCGCCATTGCTAATGCAAAACCGGCGCTTGCTGCTCCTACTGGATCTCCAGAAGAATCTAAGTACACTGCCTTATCTGCGGGTAATGTACAAAATACATCTTTAGTTCCAACACCAAGAGTGATTGCAGAAGTATTGCCGTCGGAATTATCGAGGACCGTTGTTCGAGCTAAATTAGCACTCGTTCCATCTAAAGTTCCTAAACCAACTTCCCATTCAGCGGTTCCCTGATTATGAATTGCATAGTAAGTTGTATTACTATTTCCAATTCCGGTTGCAAAAGTTATAAAACCTTCACCCGCTACTATACCGCCGAGTGCAATCGCACCCGTACCAGTTGTAGTACTAGTTTCTTTTACTCTATCATTTATAACCAAAGCCATTTTTTATCTCCTATACTTACGAATTAATACTTAATAACGCATCTGCACCAGAAGGTGATCCAGAAGTCGGACTTGGGAAAGTTACTGTGAACGTCCCATTAGAACAAGATTTTGTTCCACTGAAATCTAAAACTACAATCAATTTATTCGATGCTGATGTATTATAAAGGGCTGCATAAGCTGCACTAAAAGTTGCTGGTGTTGGACTTCCCCAAACACTATCCGTAAAATCAACTGTTGCATAGTCTGTAACATTTGAAACCGCATTACCTGATAATGTATTACCACCTGCTGAATATTCTGTTCCTGATGATTCACTTGTAGCAACATAAACTGTACTAGTACTTTGAGTGTAAGGGTTCGCTGTATAAAGTGCTAACTTAAATGTATCCGATGCAAAGTCGTGAGTGCCACTCAATAACTCTACAGGGAATGCATAAGGTACTTCGTTTGCCATTTTTTATCTCCTATTTGTTTCCATAACTTGATGGTGGTTTAACATTAAGTTGAGCACGAACTTCACCATCTTGATATTCGTCTCTGCGTCTTTGACCGAGTTGTTCGATCGAGTACGATTCTAGAGCTTCCTTAAAAGCTTGAGTGTAGTATTGTAACATATCTTGAGGACCTTTCAAGTACCCATATGCATTTACTAAAGAGGCATATAAAATAACATCAGCATATTTATTTGACAAATATGTCCCTGCTGTATCTGTTATAATACTTGTTGGTTCTTTATCATAACTAAGCGTAATTGCATAAGTTTTATCAGGAGTAGGTGCTACTACCCAATAAGTTTCATCCCAATTTGCATAGTATTTTGGAATATCTACAGCTGAAGTACCAGGTGTTGAGTAGTATTCGGCCATAAAAGAAGTGTCTCTTTGCTCTAAATAATATTGATTTCCTGCTGCATCTTCTAATTGAGCATATCGGATTGCTCTCAGATCGCTAGGAATAGTTACATATCTATTCCCACTAACTAAATTTGATGTAGCATAGTAAACATTTTGATCTGTATCAATTGTTCTTAAAATTTTATTTTCTGCGTTTTGAATAATTCTAGATAAAACAGCATCGGAAAGTACATTACTTCCAACTTCTGTATAGTTTCTAATATCGTCTCTTAAATTTGTTAAACTATATGCCATTATGAACTAACCACCTTTAATGTTACAGGCCCCGCAGAACAAGCAGAACCGCCTCCTGATATTCCTCCACTTGTAGCAGTATCTGTACTTGTAAAGAAAAAATAATTTTCAGGGGAAGTTAAATCGCCCGTCGCACGAGTAACACTCCCATCAGATTTTTTTTGTCCTATTGTAATTGTAAATCCTGTTGCTGAATCAATATCACTCACATTATCAAAAGTAGGTATATCTCTAAAAGCTTGTAGATTAGTTGCATCTGCTCCACCACTTCCAGCAGAAGTTACTTGAGCTGGTCCTCTTAATCTTACCGTATCGCCAGTGGATCGTTGATGATCAACTGAATAAACATTTATATAAGTAGTTCCTAGATAGTTAACAGTCGTGAATGGATCAGAAGTTAATAAAATTAAACTCACCGCTGACGCAGGTTGTGGTCTTGGATTAAGCAAAGCCTGTGGATCTGATCCAACTGGTTTAGGTGACAATTGGGGTTGCTTAGGTTCATACTCGGAAGTATGAACTAAAAATCCATTCCATTCCCTAACCATTTCTGTGTAAGGAAATCTTAAGCCTGATCTATCAGAAATCGCCCAGGATCTTTTACCTGATGCATATCCAGCCATTATACTCCTTCTCCATAAAATGTTTGTGGTGAAATGAAAGTAGATGTACCTTGGTTATCAGCATCCAAGGCTCTTAGTAATTCACTTTCATATCTTCTTTCCAATTCTTGACTCATATCTGGAGAAAATTTTAAACTTAAATAATAAGCCAGACCAGACATCATACAAGGATAGAATCTGTTAACCACATCAGAGGTATAATTATAAGCTCCAACGTCTTCAATTTTTGCTAAATAATAAAAACAAAATTGATAACTAGTGGGTGTACTCGTACTAGATACACTTGAACTTGGTGTTGTGTATAAAAAAATACTTGGATTTAATTTTCGCTGTACATAATATTGTGAGGGAGTTCCTTTTGCTAATTTATTGGGTGTTTGTGAATAAGCGGATCTATCAATTTTAGTTAAAGCAATATCCGAAGGAGCAGTCGTTACAGAATTATTTCTATAAAACGCTTCTAATACTTCACTAATATCAATTGGAAAATTTTCTGAATCACTGGCAAAACTATATTCTGCTTGGCCTAATACTAAAGGTATCTTAGCTAATTTTACTTTCCATAAATGAACACCTCTATTACCCCATTCTTGAAACATTATGTTTAAAGAACGTCTTGCTGATTTTAACATATAACCAGTTTGAGTTCCTCTGACCCCTGTTCTTTCAAAGGCTTCTTGAATAACATCGTCGATTTGGGGATTGAATTCTGTAGTTTGTGAAGTAGGTGCAATAGTTTGTGCACTATTACCCATTCCAGCTGTAGTTGTGGCGCCTGAATTATAATAAAATAATAAAGGTGCACCTACAGTTCTAACTGGAGCAACTACAATTGTAGTTTTAGCTCCTGAACTTCCAGGTGTTCCTGTTTTAGTAACGCCTGTTGTATATTCTGCTCCACCGGTTGTAAAAGTACCGTCTTTTGTTGAAGAAAAAGATAAAATAAAAGTAGCGTTAGTAGAATCAGAAGTATCAAAGACATAAGTATTCCCTTCCTGTAAATACAGAACAGGACTTACGTCACCATTAATATAAAATTTATTGACACCGGCGCTAAAGGCATTAGTGCCACTCGCGACAGTGACTGTGTAAGTAATAGTCGCCATTTATGTCCTTATGTGTATAAAATAGTTACACCAGGAGTAGATGTTAAATCAACATACACTCCTTCTTCAAATAAAATTCCTGAACCTGGTACATACACAGATAATCCATCTACATCAAATAAGTATGTAGCTAGTATGGTTCCTGATGAACCACCACTTTTTAAAATAACACCACCAGATGCTACACCAGCTGCTTGAATATAAGTTACTCTCGCTCTTTGTGTAGTAGGTACTACTTGTGCATCAACCGCTGTATGGGCTACCTGTTGATCGCTTGAAAAAGATCCGCCGCCTGCCATAATTTGTTTCTCCTTTTAATCTAGTGCTCCCGAAGGAGCACTATTAATTATTTATTACGCTAAATTATTATTTTGAACGTATGTTACAGTTAAAGTCGCAACTCCTGTATCTGAAGTCGTAGCAGAAGAATCAGTAAAGATTTTAACATCTGTTGTTCCAATATCTTCCCACGCATCTGCATCAGTAATTGTCGCTTGTGACGCTAATTTGATTGT